TTAGCTACAACTGCAACTGCTGATCCAATTGATGCTCCAAGTAGCTTTCAAAAAATTGAAAAGAAAAACGAAAAAATCAATCGTTTTTTAGAAATGGCTAAAAAAGTAAAATAATCAAATAACAATTTAAAATTAAGAAAAATGGCGTTTAACGTAAGTGCTTTATCAAACTACACTATTGAAAATCAAGATTTATTAGTGTCTGCTGCTGTATTAGGAGCAAAAACTGCTACTTTGATTAAAAATCAAGGTAACGTAATGGTAGGTGTAAAATCTGCTGAAAAAATTAACATCATGGATACTGATGCAGTATTCCAAGCTGGTGGAACTTGTGGCTTCAATGCTTCTGGTACTACTACTTTCACTCAAAGAACTGTAACTATTGGTAAAATCAAAGTTAACGAAGCTCTTTGTATCAAATCTTTAGAAACTAAATATCTTCAAAAAGCATTACCAGCTGGATCAATGTATACTGAAATGGTTTATGCTGAAGATTATTCTAACTTAAAAGCTGCTAAAATTGCTGCTCAATTAGAAACTGCTATCTGGCAAGGTGATACTGCTTCTGGTACTGCTAACTTAAACAAATTTGATGGTATCGCAAAATTAGCTGCTGCTGATGGTACTGTTATTCTTGCAAATGCTACTCCGTATATCTCTGCTGCAGTTACTACTGCTACTGGTATCGTAGCTTCTAACGTTGTTGCAATCTTTGATGCAGTTTACAAAGCTTTACCGGCTGAAATCGTATCTAAAGATAGCACTAAAATCTTCTGTGGTCAAGACGTATTCCGTACTTATACTATCGCATTGAAAAATGCTAATATGTTTAACTATGCAGTAGACGTTAAAGCTGATAGTTCTTTCTTCTTACCAGGTACTGCAATTGAAGTTATTGCTACTCCAGGTTTGAATGGTACTTCTAAAATCTACTCTACTAATTTAGAGAACTTATTTTTAGGTACTGACTTATTGAACGAAGAAGAGAAATTTGAAATCTTCTACGCTAAAGAAGCTGATGAAGTTCGTTTCGTAAGTGAATTCAAAATGGGTGTGAACTATGCGTTCGGTACTCAAATGGTTGCTTTCGTATTAGTATAATAATATTATAGTGAGGGATTAAGTTCCCTCACTTTTCTTCTTTTTAAAATTTTAAATTAAATAAACATGGCTTGTGCTTTAACTCAAGGTTTCGTATTAGATTGTAAAGAGTCGTTAGGTGGTGTAAAGTCAGTAAGATTTGTAGAATTTGATAATGTTGCTTCAATCGCTTATGCTGCTGGTGTTGCTACATTAACAATGGACGCTGGTAAAAAATTCTGGCTATATTCTCAAGTTCGTGAAACTTCTTCACTTACTGAAACCATTACTGCTAACGTACAAAACGGAACTATATTCTACCAACAAGAAGTTGTGGTAGTTTTAAACAAATTAGCTGCAGCAACAAGAAACGAAATCTTGTTATTGGCTAAAAACAGATTAATGGCTATCGTTGAAGATATGAACGGAGCTTATTGGTTAATAGGTGCAAAAAATGGTTTAGATATTACTTCTGGTAATTCTGCAACTGGTACTGCATCTGGCGACAGAAATGGCTACTCTTTAACTTTCCAAGCAATGGAAGCTGATCCAATGTGGTCTGTATCTTCTGCTGCTATCGGAGCGTTGACTAACTAAAGGTTGTTCGTAGTTGTATATAAAAGAGGGGTGGTTTTTACCACTCCTTTTTGTATTTTTAGAGGTTTGCCTATTTACTTATAGAATGGTACTAAACGTTGACAATCCTACTAATTTTATCTTCACTCTAAATGAAAAAGAAACGAGTGCATGGGCTTATTGGTATTTTCAGTTTACTAATGTGGTTACGAAGCAAGTAATAACTGTAGTAAAATTGAGAAGCACCGATTTGAGTCCTTATCCTAATAGATATAATGAATTCCCTTATGCTTTTTTCAATGCCTTAACAATAGGGCAATGGAATTATTTAGTATTTGGCTCAAATTCTGGAGTAGCTACAACCGGTCAAGAATTAGAAGTTGGTTTAGTAAGAGTAATTGACAATGATACAGTATTTACAACTAACGAAACATTAAATACATATGTAGTTTATGGATAATTTCAGTATATTAACATTTGCAGAGGCAAGACAACCGGACTATAAAGAGAAAAAGGGAGTAGGTTATTATGAGTATGGTCATATGAATGACTACCCAGAATACTTATTAGATCTTTATAAGAAATCTGCAAAACACCAAGCATTAATAAAAGGCAAGATTAACTATATCTGTGGCAATGGCTGGAAAGCTGGTGATGCTTACGGAGAGCTTTTTATTAAACACGCAAACCAAGTAGAAACACTTGAGGAAGTAACTAAAAAGATAGTAACTGATAATGAGCTTTTCGGTGGGTTTTATCTTCAAGTTATTTGGTCAATGAATGGCATGATTTCGGATATTTATCATGTAGATTATTCTAAAGTTAGAACTAACAAAGACAATACTGAATTTTGGATTAAAGACAATTGGAAAGATAGACACGAAGAGGTTAAAGTATATCCGGCATTTAATCCTAACTTCCCTAAAGGAAGCCAAATCTTATTTGTAAAAGAATATAGAGCTGGAATTAGCATTTATCCTTTGCCATCTTATTTCGGTGGGTTGAATTATATTGAGAGTGATATTGAGGTAAGTAAGCACGTTTTAGGCAATGCACAAACTGGCTTCACTCCGAGTAAGTTAATTACTTTACCAAACGGAGAGCCTAATCCAGAAGAGAAAAGAATTATTGAGCGTAAGTTTGAGAACAAATTTACCGGTAGTGATGGTAAGAAATTCTTATTGTCATTCGTTAATGATGTTTCAAGAAAACCACAAATAGATGATTTAGGTGTTAGTGATTTAACAAAAGAAAATTTTAGTCAAGTAGATGAGCTTATTAGAACTAATATTTATGTAGCTCATCAAATTACTACTCCGGCTTTATTTGGTATTGCAGAGCCTGGTAAATTAGGGACAAGACAAGAGATGCGTGATGGATACGAGATATTTAAAAATACTTATATCAATTACAAGCAAAGGCAAATAGAGGCAGTTATTAACATGATAGGCAGTTACAGAGGTGTAAAAGAGCCAATGTATTTAATAGCAGTTGAGCCAATAGGTATTGAATTTGGAGAGCAAACAATCGCTGCAGTAGCACCTAAAGAGTGGATATTAGAGAAATTAGGTATTGATATGAGTCAGTATCAAACACAACCACAACAAATGAGTGATGAGTTTATATTTGAGGAGTTTGGCGAAGCTGCATCTAATTTTCAAGTATTAAAAAAGAAAGCGAGATTTGATGAGTATACCGATTATGAATTGTTTGCATCTATAAACCAAACTAAAGCTGATATACTTGACTTAATAAGCAAGGATAAAAGAATAACTCCAGAGGTAATTGCTGAAACATTAAATTTAGACATTGATGTAGTTAAAAGCAATCTTGAAGAATTAATTAAAATTGGAAGTTTAGCAGTAGGAATTGATAATGGTATAACAATACATGAATTAACTGCACCAATAGATGAATTAACTAAAATAGAGCCAGAAACAAAATCTTTCATGATTAGATACTCTTATGAGTGGAAAGATATAGTACCGGCTGGAGAGAGAAATACTGCTGCACATCCAAGTAGAGAGTTTTGCAAACGATTAATGTCTTTAGATAAATTCTATTCAAGAAGTGATATTGAGCAAATTAGTGCAAGATTAGGTTATTCAGTATGGGACAGAAAAGGTGGTTGGTGGACTATGCCAAGTGGCGAACATTCTCCAAGCTGCCGACACGAATGGAAAAGCAATATCGTAATGCGTAAAAACAAATAAAAATGAGCAAGAACATACTTATAATTAGTCCTAATTCAATTAAAGAGCGTAGTGGTTTAGCTGGTAACGTAGATGAAAAGCTATTATACCCAGAAATCAAAACGAGTCAAGATATGTATATACATCCGGCTCTTGGGACTGCTCTTTATAATCGCATTCTTACCGGTATTCAAGCTAATAACTTAACTCCGGCAGAGGTTACCTTGATTAATGACTATATAGCAGACACTTTGGTTTATTATGTGTTAAGCGAATTGAGTGTAGAGTTAAATTATCAATTCTATACTAAAGGTGTGGTGCAAAAAACTGGAGAGAATACAAATCAACCATCAATGCAAGATTTGTTAGATATTTCAGCAAGATACAAAACAAGAGCAGAGTTCTACAAAGAGAGATTAATAAATTATTTAAAATACCAAGCTTCAATAGGTAATTTACCTTTGTATATTAATCCAGGAAGCACGATTGAAACGATACTACCGGACAATGATGCTTATACAAGCTCTATATTTTTAGATGATTGTTATTATGATAGAAAAAGAACGTTTGAAGAGAAGTATCAAGGAAATATTTATAGAAACTGCAACGATTGCTAATGGCAAAAAATTATAACAACAAAAATGTTGAGAAGTTAAAACTCTTCTTGGCTAAAATTGAAAAAAATGACACTAAACCAAGTAATACAAACAATAAGCTCGTTAGGGGAAAGTCATAAGCAAGTCAAAACAGTTTTTTTCGGAGACACGTTTGACTTTTTAGAGCAAGGGGATAATAACTACCCTGCTATGTTTTTTAACATCGCTAATGGCTCTATAAGTGGCAATGTGATGACTTTCAATGTTGAGTTATTTACTTTGGATAAAACCTTACAAGATCAAACCAATGTAGAGGACGTAAAAAGCGACTGCATTCAAATAGGTGGAGATATACTTTCGGCTTTAAAATACAATCAAGAAGTTCGTTTAGGCGATGTTTCTTTTGATGTGGTTGAAGAGCAAACTCCAGACTATTTAGGTGGGGCAAGATTTAGCTTTACTTTGGGTGTAGATTTTGTATATAATGAGTGTCAAATTCCTAATTAAACCTATTTAAAATAAAAAGAAATGACTTTATTAGAAAGAATAAGTGGTGCAAGTGGAAGTTACCTTGTATCTAATACATCTGCAAATGTTAGAGAATTTGAAGCGTTTGTAGTTAATACCGATTGCGTGGTTTCATCTTTACTTTTAGATGGCACAAACGTGGTTTCTTCTATGGGCTTAAGTGGTAAAACCTTAACTACTGGAATGATTATTTTCGCTCCAAGTGGTAAAGCGTTTACATCTATTACTTTAACCTCTGGAAGTGTAATTTTATATTAATGATTACTTTAGCATTATTCAGTCGTAGTGGAGTTAAAAAATCTGCTTACAATTTGTATGTAATTCCTTTTATTTCAAGGATTGCAGCTGATAGTGGTTTTTTTGAGGGGCAAGATTGCTTGGTTTCTAAATTAAATGATTTATTATGAGTTTATTAAACGATGCTTCACTTGTATTGATACCAAGTGGCTATAAAGAAGATAAGGTTTATTCTATAATTCCAAGTGATGGAAGTGGAGATTTAGATTTCGTAAGAGGAAGTGATGGCACTCGTATTAATAGTTTAGG